ATCGACTTCATCGCCAAGCGCTTTACCTTTTTAGGCAGCGAATAGCTGAAATCTCTCGGCTTCGGCCCGAAAATAACGCCGCCTCCGCGCAAAAGCGGAGATTTTTTATCACCGCGGCGCGCACGTCCGGTGCCTTTTTGTTTATACGGCTTTGCATTGCTGCCGTGAACTTCCGAACGATCTTTTGTACAAGCCGTTCCGACACGCGCATTCGCCAATTCGTTTGTAATGGCGTAATAAATCACATCTTCGTTCACCGGAAGACCGAACACCGCGTCATCCAATTGAATTGTACGCAGCTCTTTACCATCGATAGAATAGACTTTCTTTTCCATTTGTCTTCCCCGCCGTTACGCTTCTTTTTTGACCGCAGGCTTAACAATCAGCATGCAATCTTTAACTCCGGGCACCGAGCCGCATACCATTACGACTCCGAGTTCCGGATCCACTTTTACGACGCGCAAATTCTGAACGGTTACGCGTTCTCCGCCCATACGGCCGGGCATCTTTACGTTTTTAAAAGAACGCCCGGGAGACGTACACTGACCGGTCGATCCGGCTTCACGGTGAAATTTGGAACCGTGCGAAGCGCGTCCGCCGCCGAAACCCCAGCGCTTTACGACACCCTGAGTACCCTTACCTTTGGAAACGGCGGTTATATCCACAAAGCGGACGCCGTTAAAAAGCTCAACACCGACCGTATCGCCCACGGCAACTTCGCCGCCGAAATTGCGGAACTCTTTAACATTCCGCTTGGGCTTTACATTTTCGGGAAAAGATCCCGCATACGGCTTGGAAATCTTCGATTCCTTCAGCTCTCCGATTCCGAGAACAACGGCATCGTAGCCGAATTTTTCTTTTGTTTTTAAGGCGACAACCGTATTAGGCTCGACGCGGATCACGGTTACCGGTGTAAGGTCGCCGTTTTCATCGAATGAAAATCCCTTGGCCGTCGCCCCGCCTTGCCCAAAATGCTCCCGGTTATGGCATTTCAGGCAAAGGGCTTCAAGGTTGGCAGGGTTCAGGGCTATATCCGGGTCATTGAGATTGCCTGCGGTGAGATATTTTTTGTGGTGGGCGATTTCGGCAGGTTTTTTGCAGCGCTCACAGATGTAGCACTTGGATAAGAGGAACGCCCTTGATAGCCTTTGCCATGCACGCGAGTGGTAGAAACGTTCCTTTACGGTCTTATTCATTGGTTGCTCTTTCTGCCGACAGCGCCTTTAGCAAGCAGTCAATCACCCGCTGCAGTTTGTCCGTATCGGAATTTTCCCCATAGTACCATTCCCAGAGGATGAACCTCCCAGCGGTCTTGGCGACGGGGGAGAAATCCCCTGCCGCCGTGTAGCCGGTCGCCGCTTGGAGGTATGGGGGGATTGCTTCGACGAGCGCCGCTATTTGGGCGTCGTTGTCGTTTCCGTCAATCCGTAGAATATCCCTTGCTTCCTCCACGGTGAATATCATGCAGATACCTCCACTTTCACGAACGCGCCGGGGACAATGGGCTTGCCGTCGGCAATGCACAGGGCGCGGAAGTCCACAAGACCGCTGGTGAAGCCGCTTTCCCTGCTCACTTCGACAGCAATGCCCTGCGGGATGTTTACGCCGTAATAACGGAAGTTCCCGAAAAGGACGGTTCCCGCAGGGATATTGTCGTCAAGCACCACGGGGAAGCCGAAAATCCGACGATTGCCGCCGCTTTCCGTGTCCGTGAAAAGAAAATCCTCGTCCTTGTTCTTGATGGGGTATACCGTGCCGAAGAGGGTCGCGACAGACATCGCGAATTTTGCTCCGCCGCTGTACCCTGCGGGCAGGAGGGCGACGGCTGCAAGGAGATTGTCGGCGGTCAGCTTCGTTGTGGAAACCATGTTTTTCTTGCTCCACGTCACGCCGGGCAAAATCCCCGTAGGCTGCCCCGTTCCCGTGCCGCTCACGATCGCCGCGCCGATAGCGTCCATAATGCTGTTTTTGAGTTCGTCGGCGATATACCGCTCAAAGGCGGCGATTTCCATACGCTTGACAGCGGCGCTCATGGACATGACCTTGATAAGTTCGCGCCCCGTGAAGGTGACAGAGGCGGTTTCCGCTTTCGTCCGGGGGACGTTCGCCCCTTCCGTGTGCCAGCTTGCCGCGTCGGTGGGTGTTCCTACGGGGATGGACAGATTGGAGGGGATGGAAAACAGGCGGATTTCCCCGTAAAGTCCGTTCACGCCCCTGGCCTGTGCAATGACTTCGTTCAGGGTTTCGGCGGGCAGGACGGCGGCGGAACTCGACAGGGTGTTGAAAGCGTCCGCCCGCTTTTCCGCCTGTGCCGCTGCAAGGGCGCGGCTCTCCCCGTCGGTCAGTTCCTTGCCCAACATACGCTTGAAAAAGGCGCTTCGGTACTCGGGGGCGCTGTGGGTGTCTGTCCGGGTGTTTGCCGTATTGAGATTTTCGGTGATGGGATTGAAGTTTGTCATAGTGTTTTCTTCCTTTCCGGCTCTCGCCTGCACATTGGTTTCTTGATAGGCGGCAAAGTTTACGACAGAGATTTCATAAACCTTGCTGATTTGCGTGATGGTTCGGGTTTGGGTTTCCTCGTCAAAGATATAGGCTCCTACGTCAAAGGCAAAGGACATTTGGGTGAGGTCGCCGCGCTTCACGGCTTCATAAACCGACTTCGCCGTTTCCGTATGGGGAAGTTCCGCCCGCATGGCAAGCCCCTTTTCCGTTACCGTGAGGGCAAGCGTTTTGGGGCTTCTCGCGAGGGGGATTCCCGTGCCGTCGTGATTGACGAGCAGGGCGACGCTCGAAAGGTCAAGCCCTTCTAATGCGTCCCGGCTGATATACTCCGTGATTTCTCCGATTTTGGCGGGCTGGTCGAACACGATGGCCATGCCCTCCAAAACAAGGGGCTTTTCGTCAGTCTTGACTTCATAGCTGCGGATTTGTTTCTTCATGCTCTCATTCCTCCAGTTGGTAGCTGTCCGCCTTTTCGGCAGATACATAGTTTAGGGATTGCAGGCGCTTCTCTCCGTTCTCCACGGGAGGCAATGCAAGGAGCTTTCTTGCCTCATTTATTGTGAGAAGTCCCAAAGGCGCGGCTTCATGGAGCAGCTTTATTTTGGTTTCCGCGCTGGAAAACTCCATGCGCTCCGCTGTAAAGGTGATATTCTCCCCGGTCTTTAGGGCGAACTCTTGCGACAGTTGCAGGGAAAAAGGCTCTATGACGCTTTCATAAAAGGCGGCGAACTCGTTTTCCGAATAGCTGCCGTTCACTATATGGGCTTGCACTCCCAAGGCGTTATAGATTTGGGCGTTGACGCTTTCTATTTGCTCCTGCGGGATAATGAAGGGGGCTGCATTGGTGGGAACGAAGTCAAAGCGTTGGTCGGTAGCGGCAATTCCTCCCGTGTTGGCGAGGCTCATATAGTCGGCGACAAATTGCTCTTTTTCTTTCTTGACCTGCGCCGGGTTGACGAGGCTTGTAAATTTTAGAATCCCGCGAATACTTGTTCCGTTCTTTACGCTTGCCGCTATGCCTTGGGTTAGGGTTTCGGCGGTATCCAGCAGGGGGAACAGGGGCGCGTTGCCCTCCCCCAAAAGGTCATGGGTGAGAAAATGGCGGCGAAGGTGCAGCATATCCGAATAGGGGAACAGATTTTCCCTGCCGTCCGCAAACAAGCATTTGATAAAGATTGCCCCATTTGCCCCCTGCTCAAAATCGACAGCTTGCGGAATGAGAGGATAGAGGGCGGTCACTTGCCCGTCGTCATTCCTCATAAGGAGCAGGAAAGCGTTGTTGTGTGTGTAGTATGCCGCCGCCGTCTTATAGAGCAGGTCATAGATGGACATATAAGGGTTAGGACGGTTTAGGGCTTGCTCCATTTGCCCGCTATCGCTGTGCGGGACGAGTTTGGCGGCGTGCCTTGCGACAGCGTCCACGGCGGCCCGAAAGACGGCGCTGCCGTATGCCGTCCCGGAAAATGCCCGATATTCGTTTTGGATTTCAATATAGGCTTCTTGCTTCGCGGGTTTCCGCTGGAACAGTTTTTCAAAAAGACCCATGTGTGTGCCTCCTTTCGGTTTCGGATTGTGATGAAAATTTTTCCTCGCGGGGGAAAAGAAAACCCCGGCTTCGGTCACCGGTCGCCTTGTCCCGCTTGGCTTGGCGGGGGGCTTCTTCCGTCAGGGTGACGACGGGTGACGCTCATTTCATAAAGCTCCTTATGGGAAGGCTTTTTTGCACTTTTGAAACTTTGGTATAT